TCATTTTGTAAATAGCAAAGCTAGAAAGTATGCGATAATTGGCACAAACAGAATTTTATATGCATTTTCTGGTGGGGTATACTATGACATACATCCTATTAAATCTACGACAACACTTACAAGTGCGTTTACCACGACCAACGGATCATCAACAGTCACTATAACTTTTAGTGGTGATCATGGTATATCTGCACAAGACATAATTTTACTAGATAGTTTTTCTACAATAACTAATTCTAATTTTGGTGCTACAGATTTTAATGATAAAAAATTTATGGTAACTACTGTTCCTAATGCTACTACAATAACAATTACAATGCCATCAAATGAGTCTGGATCTGGCGCAACAACATCAGGTGGTATTAGAGTACAACATTACTACCCTGTTGGACCAGCTGTACAGGCAAAAGGTTTTGGTTGGTCTCTTGGAACTTTTGGTGGTGAAGTTGCAGGTGAACCCACAACTACATTAACAAATGGTATTAATGATACTGTAACTACGGGAATTATATTAGGAGATGTATCACAATTTCCTGATACTGGTACAAACTTTATTAAAATAGATAACGAAGAAATATCTTATACAGGTATATCTGGTAACGAACTTACAGGTGTAACTAGAGAAGTTAGAGGCACAACAAAAGCTGCACATAGTGGTGGAGCAACAATTACGAGTACAACAAACTTTGTAGCATGGGGTGAAGCAGCATCAGGTGACTTAGTATTAGAACCCGGTATGTGGTCTTTAGATAATTTTGGTGATAAAGCAATTTGTTTAATTCATGACAGCGCAGTATTTGAATGGAACTCTGCAGCTGCAGGTGCAGAAAACACAAGAGCTACAATTATATCTGGTGCACCAACCGCATCACGACATATGTTAGTATCAACACCGGATAGACACTTAGTATTTTTTGGAACAGAAACAACCATTGG